CGGATTTTCTAATTTGTACAAAAATGCTGGACTAGAAGGATTTGTCATATCATAAACATACACAGCACCAATTTGTAGATGTCCATTGGCGGGTTGTTCGTTTGAAGCAGAAACACACATATATTCGTTGTTCATTACTATATGTGTTCCAAAGTAACCGTGGGCTTCTGTTGTTTGCCAAGATTCGAACGGCTGCGGCCATCTTGTATCTTTATAATGAGTTCCTGTATGATATACCCAAGTTACAAAATTTCCAGTTGCATTTTCAAAAATACCAACTCTTCCAGATTTGGAATCATAATTTGTTTTACCAACCGCACAATGAGTATCATTTACTGCAACTCCTTCTCCCCAATACCCCTGTTGAGATATGGCAGGATCGTCTATTGTGACATAAGAGTTTGTATCTAAATTATAGAGATATGACAAACCGCCTGCTTGTCTTCCAAAATCTTGTGGAGGATTTTCATTTATAGCTCCTGTTATCAACCAAGTTGCATTTGGTGATACATCGACCTTTTGACCATACCAGTCGGTTTGACCATATGAAGCAGAATATGGATTTGGGTTTTTATAATCCCAGTGGGCAGATTCCCAATCACCCCCATTATTTCCTTCTACTCCCCAGTTAGGATCAAGCGCCATTCCAAAGATTAATCCGTCAGTACTACCATCTGTTATTTGAGAGTCTCCCCCAACAATCCAACTCTTTCCATTTTTAAAATATGAAGTTATCCCTGTTTGATCTGAACCGCCTGGGAATTGTTTGTTGTAAGTATTGTACCAATAATACCCATTTGTTTCATATACCTGATTCATTTCCCAATCTTTATTAGTTGCTATTTGAGTTGGATTGCTCCAATCAATTCCATGAGCCAAACTAAAACTAGAAACTGATGTTGCGACATTCACCGTATCATTTGCAGAGAATGTTAATTCGAAAGTGGCATCATTTAATCCGTGTGGTGTCACGGTGAATACATTATCTGCCTGTTGTACTGTAGTTCCATTGAGATCTCCAGAAGTGACTGCGTATGAAAATGTTACTGGATCATTTTCCGGATCCGTTGCGGTTAGTGTGATGACTGTCGGAGTTTGATCTGTTGCGAGGGTGTACGCTGCATCATTTCCAGATATACTTGGAGCAGTATTAATTAATGCTACTGCATACCAACCGTCTGCAGTTTTGATGTATAACTTATTATTTGATTGAACAACTGCTTGATCTCCGGCCGAAGCACCAGCGGGCAAATCACCAACTGTTGCAACAACTTGTAATGCGGAAGCGGTAGGAGCGGTATATGAGACAACGCCGCCATTATAGGATAAATCTCCGGAAACACTTAATGCGGGCTGAACGCTTGTTGCGTTTAGGAATTTATTTCCACCTTCTGTGAGGTTATCTGCGTTTGCAACTGAACCCATATCTGCAGCACCAGATCTTAACTCTTTAAGACCTTCAGACATTTCTACTAGATCATCTACTGATGCACTAGGAATTGCTGCAGCCATTTCGGTATCGATATCAGTTTCAACTTCTGAATCATCTGTAAGACCAACAAACTTTGCGGATTTCGCAAGTCTTCCCAAGTCTCTTGGGTTGGAACCAGAAACACGATTTCTGATTCTAGTCTTCATATTGTTTTTTGCGTTGACTAGATTGGAATTAGGCATGGATTTTCTCTCTCCAGTATAAAATGATTTTCTTATATTTATAAAAAAAGTATTTGAGTTTTCCAAAAAAGAAGGGGGCATCGCCCCCTTCTATCACATTTTTATGAAGAATTGCTCTTCAATAATTTAAATAAGAATGGAAGTCGTTTAACGACCAAACTATTTATAACGATTCATAAAAAAAGGGACTCGAAAGTCCCTTTTTTAACTTAGATTGTCAATTAGATTACTCTGCAGGAGCACCAATTGCTGTCAATCCAGATACCGCAACCTTTCTATAGTATTGGTTCGCACCGGCACTCATTGAAGCAAATGGGTTTGCAACAATACCGTAACGGGTCTTGAATCCAATCTTAGGCTGGAATGTGTTCTCACCCACTGCGCGAACCATTTGTAATGGGACGTATGGGCAATAGAATATACCAGCATCGAAAGGTGAAGATCCCTTATAACCCACAACCAACAACTCGTAACCGGAAGATGATGTGAAGTAAGGATCAATATAAACTCTCATTCTTCCGTTAAGAACACCGGCAAAAGTTTGACCTGTGTCATCAACTGAAAGATTAGTTTGTAGTGCAGGGTTGTAATCTAGTACACCTGACATGGCGAGAGCAGAAGCAACGTCTGAAGAACAGATAACCAAGTTACCTTTTCCTCTACGAGTTTCTTTAGCGATTGCGTTTGCTTCTCTTTCGATCTGATAAAGAAGACCTTTGTACTTCTCTACTGACCAACGACCATCTGCGTCAGCATCTAAATCAAAAACACCCTTTGTAACAACACCAGCTTGTGCGCCAGGCTTTGCGACTGCGTAAACTGATCTCAGAACTTCTCTGTTGATTTCAGCAGTGATTTCTGAAGAAAGAATGTTTGATAGTTCGTTTTCAGCGTCTAGACCATGAACAGCCTTCAGATCTTGTGCCAATTCCATCGTGTATTCTGCTTTCAGTGCTCTTGATTGCGCTGTGACAGATACTCTATCGATTGAGAATGACATCTGATTGAAGTGACCGCCTGTACCCATTCCTGTTACAGTAGCGTCTCCTAATGCTTCTGCCTTGGCAGTAGCAGCAGCAGTACCGCTTGTGTAATCGCTACCAGAGTAATCAAGTTCGGCAGAAGCGCCTGAACCAGTTACCGCGGCACCACTGAATGGATCAGTACCGTTATGAACAGGACTTGAAGCACCAGAGAAAGCAGTATCTGCTTCACCGAAAAGTGCCTCTCCAGCTTGATCGCCGTACTGCGATTTCATAGCGAAGATAAGACCTGTTGGGCCACTCATAGGTTGAACACCTAGAACATCGTAAGCCATTAGATTCGGCATAGAACGTCTGATCAATGAAATCAGTACGGGATCCATACCCTTAATGTTGCCTTCACCGCCGACAACTGGAGACATACCGCCACCAACTGCATTTATCGGCCCTTCAGTCAACATTGATGCTTCTTCTCTTGCAACATTTTCTTGGTTCTCAAGAAGCATAGCAGTTACCGCTCTCTTGTAAGAATCTTCGATCTTAGGAAGATCGGGATGCTCGATAATTGGCTTCCACTTCTCTTGAAGTTGCTCTGACAAATGCATTTCTGTATACATCGTAGTCTCCTTTGGATTAATTCAATTAAGTTTTTGTCAAGTTTTTCTTAATTTTCAGTTATTATTTATAATATTTTGATTTTTACTGCTTTCTACTAAATCTTGCAATTGCTCTTGCGTAGTTTTCCATTACAGGGTCTAGGGTTTCTTTCGCAGCCTGTTCTTCTAGAACCGCTTGAGAATCTTCAACCGCAGTGACTTCTTCTTCGCCATCTACAACTTCACTAGAAACAGTTTCTTCACTTGGAAAATAATTTTCCTTAATGACTTTAACCTTCTCAGCAAAATCTTCAGTAGAAGTAAATTCTACACCTTCAGACAAAGAACGAATCTTATCAGCCTGTTGTATAGTCATACCTTCCACGACATCCCTAATGATTCCATCTCTTTGAACAGATTCAACTTCTTTTGAAAGTTTAACATTCTTTTCGATTGCTTCATTGAGTTGTTCTTTAACTTGATCTGCTTCAGCAACTGCCTCTGCATACAAGTCCTTCTTCTCTTCGGGTACTTCGATATAGTTTTCTTCGAAAACTGTCTTCATACCAGAGATGAAGTTTTCCATGATTTCGAGCTTAAGAGTGCTTTCGACAACAACCTTATTCTCTTCTAACCACTCTTTTGCAACGTAAGACAGATACTCATCTACCTTTTCTGCAAGTTGTGATCTAACCTCAAGAACTGACTTTTCAAAATCTTCTTCGTATGATTGTTCTATCTTTTCAACTTCTTTGTTTACTTGTTCTAGAACAGCCGCTTCGAAAATCGTGCGAGCCTTTTCTTGGAAATCTTCTGACAATTCATGTCCAGACAACATTGCATCAATGTGCTCTGATACATCAATATCTTCTTTCTTGACCTTCTTCTTCATCATAAAAGAATTCTTAGGTTCTTCTTCTTCGTCGTCTTCGGCATCCATTTCTTTCATCTTTTTCTTGCCGTAGTCGCCCTCTTTCATCTTTTTCTTCATGCCATAACCGCCTTCAGACAAAGACTCTTCTTCTTCACTTTCTTCAGAAATTTCTTCTTCTTCGTCTAACTCAGCAAGAATTTCTTCTACTGATTCATCAGCCTGTTCTTCAGAAACTTCTTGAACTAGTTCGTCTTGAGACTCTTCGGAAATTTCTTCAGACTCTACTGAATTCTCTAGTTCTTCAACTTCATTGACTTCTAGTTCATTAGCCATTGTATTATTCTCCTAATTGAGTTGATTTACCAAATATTTATAATAATTTAGTTTTTAGACAATTTTTTAAAGAAATCTTCGAAGAGGCCTATCTTAGTAGATTCCATCTCTCTAGACTTTGCAGATTCAACTGCACTTCTATAACTGTCAATTTGTGCTTCGCGGATAATACCATTATCCCAAATCCATTCTTTACCTTCCATGATTCCATTTACGAAAGCATCTGGGGCAGAAGGATCTGCTACAATATCTGCTGCTGTCGCAAGATAGAAATCACCTTGAACAACATTCTCACCAGTTTTTGAAGACTTAACACTTCCCATACCTCTAGAAGAAACACCAAGAGACGCACCTTCTTTGATAAGATTTGAAACTATCGCACCATAAGGAGTTTCTTTCATGATTTTCGCTTTACCGATATAATTATCACCTTCTAATGTAAGTGATTTAATCATGTGGGAAACTCTTTCAAGATTGATTGATGGGCCGTCTGGATGACCTAACTCACCAAACGCTCTATTTTTGTTGATGTAGTTTTCAGTATATCTCTTAACTTCTTTCTCAAGAACTTCTTTTGGATATACTCTACCGTTTCGATTTTGTACATTCGACTGAAGAAAGACACCTTCAATATAAAGTTCCTTTCCTTTTTCTTCTACAATAAGATCTTCGCAAATTTCTGTTATTAATTTCATATCTAGATTCCTGTGCGTTTGACCATAGATCTCGCTCTCTTAGTATTAGAAATTGCAACTTTGCCCTTTCTCTTACGAGCTGATTTTTTATTCCGTATGCTCATCTTGATTTTGTCTGCTGCAGAAATCTTGACTTCTCTTTTATTAGAATCAACTTTGTAACCGGCCCGATCAGATTTAAATTTGATCTTACGTTTACCGCCCCTAATAACGACTTTACGTTTTACCGCTTCGTCTAAATCATCTTCTAGAAATTGTGAAAAAGTCTTCATAGTCAATCCTATTCTTCAGTTTCTGCAACCTCAGCTTCGACTTCCGGTTCTTCGACTTCCGCAGAAATTTCTTCAGTATCTTCTACCTCAACCTCTGGTTCGTCTTGAAACAAAGTCGCTGCAAATTCTTGTTTATGACCTTCAATTTCATCGGCCATATTCTGACTCAAAATACCTTTGATCGCATTCTGAGCATCTGCTAACTCACCACTAACAATGTCATCGACAATACTAGCTGTTGCTTCTAAGTTACTATTTATATTTTCTTCGTTGTCACTCATTTTTTAGACTCCTATATGAGATTTTGTTCATTATCTTGTTGACCCTCTTCGCCACCTTCATCCTCTGGCGGCTGGTCTTGAGGTTCATCACTTTCCAACTCTTTCTTAATTTGGCTGTCCATTTGTTTAATTTCGGAAGTAGTCATCTTAAGAATATTTCTTCTGACCCAATCATTAGAATAATATTTGCCAATATACTCTTGCATCTCTCCGACTAATGCAATTCTGTCTCGCAACATCTCTGCATTCTTGATTTCTGTATAGTATGAATCCTGAGTAAAGTCAAATATAATATCCTGACTCATCTCTTTCCATTCATCTATACTGATAAATCCTTTGAGTATAAGTTGCTTCTTCAGTAAGTCAGTGAATAGATCTGAAAATTTATCTCGCAGTCTAATGATGAATCTGTTAAACTTATATTCATCTCTGGATATCTCTTGGGCTCTTCCCAACTGCATGGTGTTCTCTGGTTCTAATCTTGAGATAGGAACATTCAGAGATTTGTACAATTTCTTGAGGAAGTAATTGACATCATCCATCTCGCCCAAATTTGTACCACCGGGCAATGTTTCGATTTCTGTTCCTCGACCACCTTCTCTACGAGGGAACCAGTAATCTTCCAACATTGATAAATGTTTTCTATCGTCTCTGACTTCACCAGTAGTTCCATCATAGACAATCTTGTTCTTGTGTTTGGTCATTATTTCAGAAAGATATTGTTCTGCTTTCTGTTTTGGCAAGTTACCGACATCGATATAAAAAACTCTTCTTTCTGGTGCCCTTGTCCATCTGTAAATAACAACGGAGTCTTCTACCAGTTTTAACTGATTGAGAGGTTTGATTGCTTTATGAAGATGACTTACTACATAGTTTCTTCGGCCATCCTTAAGTCCTGATGTGACATGACAAATAGAATCAACGGTAATCGGAAGGCCGTTGACACCCTCAGAATTCACAATCCCTTTATTATTGTAGATGTAGTATTCTTCTTGTTTAGAAACTATCCCAGCAGTGTTTACCGGATCTTGCGGTGACACCTTATCTTTCTTAACTTGTTTTACTTTTTTGATTTTACGAGGATCTATATTACGAAGTTCTCTAATGCCTTCTTTTGGTTTAGAATCATTGATAATAATATGATAAAATAATCTTCCGTCAACATACCAATTACGGAAAATGTCATATCCTCTTTCTTTGAACTTAAGAAGTTTTAGAATATTATTGAATTCTTCTTCGATAGTTTTTCGAAGTGAGGCACTCTTGATATTCTTTGTATGAATTTTGACAGGATATTCGATAGTATCGTGAACTATCGCTTCGGATGTGATATCGTCAACGGCGATCTCCACCTCTGGATGCATCACCATTTCACGATATTTGTTTATGAGTTCTGCATCTGACTTTGCATTGTTTTCTAATTCTAAGTAGGTTCCTGAGAACCCACTCTGAATTGTTAATGCCCCGTCATCAGTCTGATCTTCTCTAGGGACGAAGGAACGAACCGGGCCGTTATCCTCCGAAGCCCTAGATATATTGAATCCGAAAAGTTTAATCGCCATTTAATATCACCTTTAAATCTATACAACTATTTATAATGAAAAAAATAGTGTATAAATCTAGGAGTATTAGATGCTTACGCTGATCCTCAGACCGCCCGCAGCCTCTTCATGCAACCAGAAGTCATATGCAAATGTGCAAGTAAATTCTTCAATTTGATCATTAGAATCCCAAGCAAGTTCTACTGCACCAAGTTCTGTCGGGAAAATACCAACAAACTTATATGTCGCAATAACTGAACCATCTTTTCCGTAATGAATAACTTTAGAATCTCTATTCTTGTAAGTTGTCTGACTGTTAAACTGTAGATTCGATGCGTGATCATTAATTCCACCCATCCAGTTTTCCAGAGCAGTTCTTACTGAGAAATCTTCGTCATTAAGAATCGTGACTGTCCAAGGTTCGAATGTTCTGTTTCCAGCTATTCTTACTTGTCTTCCAAAGTAAGGAACATCGATTGCAGGAATCGTTGATGCCGGCAACTGAGCAGCTCTACAATGAAAACGAAATACGTCATCTGCAGAACCATCGATAGGATTACCCACTTCTACTTCGAATAGGTTGGGTCTTGCTCCACCTTGTCTCAGATTTGATTTGAATGATGCGATATCAAACGCCATTGTTTTCTCCTAAATTTTTAACTATATTTATAACGATTATTATACAGATCCAACAATTTCTTCAAAATCTGTTCCAGTTCTTGTAGCAACAAAGTTTAACTGGATGAAGTTGATAGACCTAGCAGGTTTGATGAATATGTCACCAACAAACTCGTTGCTGTCAACAACTTGAGCAGTATTATTTGTTGAGTCACAAACAACCTTAAAGTCAAATATACCTCTACGACCCTTTACTTCTCTTAAGAAAGGTTCGACCAGAGATACAAATTGTGAACGTGTGAATTCATCATTCATTTCGAACAAAGTAAACTTAGATGCTGTTGCAATAGTCTTTTCTAGAACAATAAACAATCTTCTTACATTGATTCTATCAAAGGCACTTGGTTTGGTAGTAAATGTCTTGTCGCCAAACAGAACTGTACCTTGGCCTGGGAAGGTAACAACAGGGTTTAGAGCTTTTCTATAAAGATCGTCTCTGTTCGCTTTTGTTTGTGTCCAAGCAGTCTTAACAACATTCTTGATAACTCCACGGTTGAAACCGGCAGGAGAGAACCAAGGATCTCTTTCGCTGTCAGTTCTTGCCATAAGACCAGCGATGTCTCCGTTTAATGGAACCCATCGATACTTATCATTGTACTTATCGTATTGATACTTGTAGTTTGAATCTACGAATGCGTAGTTGCTATTGCTTGTCATTGTAGAGGTAAAGTAACTAATAACATCAGCAGCAGGATTAGATCCTACACAATCTATATATCGTGCAGATATTAATGCGACCGCATCTCTGCGACCAGCTGCAACTGTATCGATGATATGTGTTTGGACTGTGTTTCCGTCCGTAATGTCACCCCATTCTCCAGACATAATTAGTGCAACGTCTGTAGTTTCTGCATCTTCAAAAACACTGTATCCAGAAATTGCTTCGCCGGCAGTAGGGACAGAACCTTCTGTTCCACCGGAAAATTCTACATAAACCATAGAACTGAGAGTTGCAAATGTTGTACCTAATTCTGGAGTTCCCCAGTTTGTTCCTTCTGAAGTGTGATTTACTACAAAAATGAAGTTTGAAAACTCATTAATAAAATCTACATAGAAAATATTTGTTCCATCTTCAAGTTTTCCATCAGACGCCTTTGACAGGAATGAAAACTTCTCGACAACCTTATCAGTTCCAGACTCAGAAGAACATACAAGAACGTGAACTTCGCCTGCACTTGGAGCTCCAGAAAATTCATTTTGAAAAGTCGAGGATAAACTTGAGAAAGTTCCTGCATCGACCATATAAACCTTTAGAAAATTACCGTGAGGGCCAGGGGTTCTTGCAACAAACTCGGCCCCGCCTGCTTGACCGGAACCAAATGAAACATCGTCAGAAGATCCAACTAACTCTGGACTATACGCAAATGATGTTACCGTGGGCCCGTTGACAGTGATAGTAATATCACTTGTCGGAGCAGAAGTAAAATCAATTACTTGACCACTGACGGTAAAATCTGTACCGATACTAAATCCTGCAACTGATACCGTATCATTTGATCCAACGGTTTGAGAAATTGCAAACTTACTTCTTGCTGGAATATCTATAAGAATAGTTCCAGTAGGAGCAGAGTCAAATGTCAGTGTAGTTCCGTCTACTGTGAAATCTGTAGTAGCAGATCCATCAACAGTAACTGTAAGGGTTTCGTCAAAGGTATCCCTTGACAGGGTAAATGTTGTGTCTGATCCGTTTCCTGTGAAAGTTTCACCACTCACTGCGGCAACTGCAGTTCCAGTCTCTGTTGCGAGGGTAGGAGTTGTGGTGCTTGGTACACCGGCAACTGCGTTAAATGTTCCGCTTCCGACAACTCTAGAAACTTGCAAGTTCCCAGCATATGCCAAGAAATTCGCGGCAGTGTAAAAAGATCCAAAATTTTGGTCTGTTGGCTTACCAAAGACTTGCGCCAATTCAGTTTCACTAGAAACCGTAACTATTTCTCCTACTGGGCCTTTCGCAAACTGACCCACCAATGCACCTACGGATACCGCAGCGGCAGGAGTGGTAGTAGTTAGGTCTACTTCTGATACATTAACGCCGGGACTTACTTGAAATGGCATTTTATCATCTCCTTAAATTGATTATAAACTCATTAGTTTAAGTGTATTCTTCTTTGATTAATATTTATAAAAAAAGTGTTTTTTAATAATCTTAAAGACTATTTTCAACGACTTGCCAGACTTGACCTTCATCGTCCGAAAAATTCTCAAATTCTGCACCATCTTGGATATACCCAAACGGTGTCATATTCTCTTCTAACATACGAATTCTTTCTTCGTAAATCTCTCTTCTGGTGTCTAAATCGGACAGTTCTTTGAAATACGCATCAGTGACCATCCAGCAGAATAAAATAACAGTATCGACCATATCATCTGTCCTACCATTTTCCGCCTCATATTTGTGTCCTTTCGAAACAAAAGTTGTCAGTTCGTTTATTGTATCAAAGTCGTTTATAATTAATTTGTCTTCTTCGACCAAACTCTTCATATTAAAACAACCGATTTTTTTCGTAGACTTGGTTGTTCTAATTCCCATCGTAAAGGCTTTACCGAAACCAGAACTAATTGACTGGCCTTTGCGAGTATCATTGTGAATCGAAATAATATTTTCATACTCAAGCTCGTGATATAAAATATCACTAACCTGTTGTCCTACGTCATTAATCTCTACTAGTATATACGCATTATTATACTGAACTGCTATTCCTTTTATAAGTGTCGGATATACCATAGGGGGCATTTCGTTAGATCTGAATGTTGCTACCTGTCTATAAGGCACTTCTGACGCATCAAATACTGATAATGCAGAGTAATCCTGACCTCTTCCTCTACTCACATCTACAGTAATAAAGTATGTACTTGTTTCTTTGGGCTCCTCATATATTTTTACAGTTCCATTACGAGTCATCTTTATGGGAGAATTATAAGAAAGATTTTTTAACTTCGCAGTATTAATAAGAGTATTAGTACTACCTAAAAACTCAGTCTCAAACTCCTGACGAAATTGTTCTTCAGAAGTATTCTTAATTGTTTCTTCTTTCCATTTTTCATCTCGGCCTGGAACCTCAGACCAATGAACTTCTATAGATTTATAAGAATTAGTATTTTGAACTGAATCATTCCAAAGTTTGTAGAAATGATTCATACCTTGTGGAGTAGATACAATAATAACTTTAGTAGAGGCACCAGATGAAATTGTAGGATAGACTGAATTGAAAAACTCTTCTGCAATTTCATTTGGTACAAACGCAAATTCGTCTAGGAATAGAATATTAAACGAACCACCTCTTATAGCAGAGGAAGATGTTGCGGCCGCCATTATCTTCGCCCCGTTTTCTAATTCTATATTAGTCTTGTTCCAGACCATAACTCCTTGTTGTAGCCAAAGAGGAAGATTCTCATATGCTCTTTGTAGTCTACCAAGAAGTTCTCTTGCAGTCGCAAGTTTGTTTGCAAGAAGAGCAACAGATACATCTTTATTAAAGAGTATATAATGAAGAAAGAAAGCAATACAGGTAATAGACTTTCCGGACTGTCTTCCAATCTTACATATAGTAAATCTTTCTTCATGGAAAGTTTGAATCATATTTTCTTGAAATGGATATAACTCAAATGGAACCAGACCAGTGTCTAGGTTTACAATCTTCATATATGTTTTAATAAAGTATACTGGATCTTCTAGACACTTAACATACTCTTGTGCTTGTTCTTGCGTCCATTGAATCTCAACCCCTGCATTTTTCAGATTGGGATTATTTAAATAGACATCACTCATGATCTATAACTCTGTTCTTACCTTTGATAACTTCTAATAAGTCATTTGTATTACCTACAAAGACTGCATTGTTATTTACTACCTTACTAGGCCCACATTCTTTTGTGTTCTGTATCTTATTCATAGTGACTTGAAGTTCGATAAGATCTTTTGTAAGATCCCCTGTAGTTTTC